TGCGGGTTCGAGTCCCGCTGGAGGCACTTTTGGAAACCGCCAGAGATGGCGGTTTTCCTTTATTCTCCAACGGTTTTCAGACTTTCCTAATTCACTCCAATTCACTCCAAATCACGTCATTTCTCTATAAAACGTGGGCAAAATGTGGGCACGGAATCACCAGACCATCGGCAGGTTGAGGCATTGGCGCGCCCACCGTTCCACCGCCAGATTCTCCTCGTCGTCGCCAAGCAGCAGCAAGTATCCGGCGTTCTTTCCGAGGGTGGCGGGCTGTAGGCATTTGATGAGTCCTTGGTCGCGGAGGAATTTCCATGCTTGGACGATTCGGACCTTGGCGGTGCCTTCACGTGCTTTCATCGCGGCTTCCACCTCTTCTTCCGACTTGCCGATGACTTGCTCGGGGGAGAGTGCCATCATTCCGTGGTCTTCGGCAAGCGTCTTCCAGCCCTTCGTGTAGTAGCGGCATGGATAGCCCTTGGATTTAGCGTCACGGATTGGCTCTTGGTGTTCTCTGTCCCAGTCGTAGCTTGAGAGCGCCATGTCGATGAGCATGAGTTCCGCCATCGTGTGCACCGTGATCTTGCCGCCTCGCGGCTTGAGCAGTTTTCCTGCGCGGCTGAGCTCGTAGACTGCTCCAGCGTTGCGGTATCCCATCTTTTCCATCGCTTTCCTCTCCACGCCTAGAGGTAAAATCTTACGTGGAGACGTTAGTCCGTTTCCTGCCCTTGGCGTGCTCTTCAAACCTCACGCCAAGGGCTTTTCCTTATGTGAAATACTATACCACAAGAGGTGTATTAAACACACCCACAGAGATATATTCTTTTAAAACTCATAGGGGTATTTAAATATACTATATACATGTAATACATGTGTTTATATATTTTTTTACAAGAGCGCCAATGCGCCGAAGGAAGAAAGAATCGGCACGTCCAATCCCCATCTGCGGTAGCTTGAAGCAAGGAGAAGGAAGGGGAAGCGATGAAGAAACTGATTTACCTCGTGCTATCCGTGCTGTGCGGAATCTCCGGTATCTACGGCATATACGACACCATCACCACGCCGAAGTACGATCTGGCCACAAGCATCATGACGGTTCTGCTCCTCGCATTCCTCGCATGGTTTTTCTGGCATCTCTTCCTCAAGCCTGAGCCGCGCCATAAGCATCAAGCGGAGAATGCGCCTGAATCATCGTCGGAAGCCGCCTCAGACGCTCCAACAGTGGAAACGGCACCAATCACCCACGTCAATGCGAATAGTGGCGTGGAGGACGATTACGTGGCTGTGGATATTGAGACCACCGGCCTAGGTCGTGACGCTCGAATCATTGAATTGGGAGCCGTGAGAATCAGGCACGGACGCAAGGTCGCGTCATTCAGCCAGCTCGTCAACCCGCAGATTCCGATACCGGCCAAGGTCACGCAGATCACCGGCATCACCGACCGGGACGTCAAAGGCAAACCCACCATCGACAAAGCGCTACCCAAGTTCTACGCTTTCTGTGGGCGTGACACTTGGATAGGCCACAATATCCGACGCTTCGACATTCCGGTGATCGCTAGGGAGGCGCAGAGGGTCGGCGCCGGAATGCCGGACGTGAGCTTCTACGACACGATGGAATTATCCCAGGCATTGCTGCCGCAGCTTGACCACCATAGACTGCTCGACCTCATCCGCTATTTCGGCATCGCCAAGACGGAGCGTCATAGGGCCGCCGACGATGCCGCACAGACGGCACAGGTATTCGAGCGCCTGAAGCAAATATAAGCTTTATAAAGACTTATAAAGACTTATAAACCGCTAGCTGATTTTCGCATCGAGAAACGCATGATCGCCATCGACATAAGCCCGCTCGATCAACTCATGCGTATCGGCGTAAATCAGATCATTGGACGGATACTCCTTCGCCATCTGACTTTGGATGTCCTGATCGGATATCGACGGGTCAAGCATCTTCGCCATGATGGGGAATACGCTGTCGATCTCATCATGTGGCCCATCGACGTAGACGCGAACCATGTCGTTTTTCCCGTATCCGAGCACTGCCCCGTAGACCAGCACGTCCACCGACGATTGGCCGAGTCTTCCGTGGAGAGCGTCTGCGGTGGAGAAAGCGCCGGTGCGATACTCCGTCCGATAATATGGGCCGTTCGCATCGCTCGGCGTGAATTTCTCTACGTCGGTTATCTGCGTTGATGAGTTCGCGTTGAACTCGTCCACAAAGCTCTGCGCCGTCTTCTCGGCTGCCTGTTGTTGTGGCTTCTCCTGCTGTGCGCTGGCGTCCGGCGTCTTGGCCGTCGTGGAATCCGGCTCCTGCTGGCTTCCGCAGCTACAGGCCGTCGCCAGGAGAAGCGTCGCAGCTGTGATGGCAATGATTTTTTTACGCATTGAAAACCTTTTCTTTGGTATCGCTAAAGGTGATTCGTCCGTTAGGTGAGGCGTTGAGCGTGGCTTGGTAGTCCGCAAGCACCTGCATGGTCACATTCAGCTCGTCTGCTATCGACCATAGGTCGTCGTCGTACATGTGTTCGAGCAATGCAAGCTCGGCAGGATCGACGAGCGTGAGGGCGGTCTGCGTTCTCGCCCGTCGCTCCTGCTTCGAACGATTGTTTGAACAGCCGGTGTCGCCATGCTTCCAGTGCAGCAATTCATGTACGAGGGTGCAGCGTTTGGCTGTATACGTGAGTCGCCGGTCTATGAGGATGACACGGGTTTCGTTGTCGTAGCAGCCCCATAGTCCGTTCGGCAGTATGGCGCTGGACACGGTGACAGGCAGTCCGACAATCGCGCGGCGCATGGCACCGTAGGTCATGTCGCGGCTTATCGGCAGGTCAGGCAGGCTCGTCGTAATCCGGCCCAGCCTCTCCATTGATGGCCTCCTGCTTGCCCTGAGCGTTATAGGCGGCAAGGCCGTAACCGCCTGCCTGCGCTTTTCTCTCGGCGGCTTCGACGGCATGGCGTTTGGAGTCCATCACGATGTCTCCGATGGATACGCCGGTCACTTCGCTGATGCGTTCCAGGTCACTCAGGTTGAGCGGGAGGCTGTAGTTTGCCCTCGTGTACCAGTAGACCTCGCCGAAGCCACAGGCCTTGGCGAATTCCTTGATGGTCATGCCGCTTTGCTTTTGGAGTCTGACGCATTCGTCCATGACCTGCTTGGCGAAATGCGTGACCTCCTGTGCTTTTCTTCCCATGCTTCAAATTATAGCTAATTGCGTAGTCGTATGTGCATAAATCGTGAAGACTACGTAATTACGAATACAAGAAACTTCGTAATTACGTATATTAAAAACGTCGAAAGGAAAAACGAGATGTTGAGCACCAAGAAGACCAAGACCCCCGACCACTACCCGTGCGGCCACATGCGCGGCCCCGGCTGGCACGACTGGCGCGCCTGCCTCACCAAGCAGGGAATCGAGGAGGATGAATGGCCGGTCTGACGGAAACAGCCACCAGAAACCTCAAAGCGGAACTCGCCAGACACGACAAGACACCGAAAGACCTAGCAAAAGCATGGGGCCTCGAAATCAGAGCCGTAAACAACAGGCTCAAAGGCCACACGCCACTCTCGACGGACGAAATCGAAAAAGCGGCATCCATGCTCGACATGGAACCAGAAAACCTCGTCATGCTCCTCATCCAGCCAATCGACAGCATCAAACAATTCAAAGCCTAAGGAAACCGAACATGAGCCAGTTGCTTAACCCGCCGGCACCACCGGAATCGAGGAAAACCATGAAACCAAGAATCGAACTCATCGGCACCACAGGCTACGCCATCCGCATCCAGGAAGACAAGAGCGGCCAACTCATCGAACTCCACGCGGACGGCGAGGAAGTCCTTGCGGACATCCCCGAAAGCACCCTCGACAACTTCGCCTACAGCCTCAACGACGCCCTAGGGAACATGCGATGAGCCAATCATTCGAACTGCGAATCATCGAGGACGGCACGCACAGCAGCGACCACAGCTGCCTCATCGGACTCAGATTCGACATGGCAGACGGATACCAGGAACACATGCTCAACAAAACCGACCTCATGAACCTCCGCCGCGAAATCGGACGAACACTCAAGGAACTCAACCAGAAGAAGGACAAGAAATGAACATCTTCCAACAGCGAGAAAAAATCATCGAAGACCTCATCGAAGCATACAGGGAACACGACGAAGAGAAGACCAACCATCTGCTCGGCCAGCTCAAGGAACTCGACAAGCCAGCTGAACAGGAAAAGCCGCTACCCGAAGAGCCACAGGAGAAGGGCTATTACCTCGCGGCCAATGATGGCCGACTGTTTTACAAGGACTCCGATGACGATTGGAGCGCGGTCTCGGCCGACTGTTTTTGGAATAATGGCTTCACATATGCGAAGTGGCCGCTCGTCTGCGCCACACTCCCGCCTGAAGCATTCCCATTCAAACGAGTAAAAACGGGAGATGGTGACGATGACTGACACGATCACCATTCACGAACAG